TAATTTATAGGTAGAGTATGTCGTGATATCAGCCAATTGTGACTTAATAGTGCTTATTTGCATCTGCAATTGTGCTGCAATATCTTCATTTGGATCTAAAGAATTTTTCAAATCATTTACCCAATCTTCGAATTTCTTTCCTGTGGCTATTTTAAATTCAGTCAACCATTTCTCAAAATCACCCTCATGCTTGGACTTATTTTCTTGAAACCAAGCTTGATATTGCCTAAATATTTCTGTGGTATCTACTTGTTTTATAGTGCCATGGACTATACCGCAAACATTTGAATTTAATCTTGTATCTGTAATATTACTTTGCATTATACTTATAACACCAGCTCTTACATATACATCTGCTATAGCAATTTCGTAAGCATCACTATCCCTTTGCAATACTGGAGCAACTGGACTACTTGCATATTGTCCTTTTTTTACTATTGCCTTTATTCTTCTTTCTAAAAAATCTAAGCGTAAGGCTATTCTATCTATTCTATTTAATACTCCATCTGCTGGGTCTAACTTCAAAATATAATCGTCTGTATTTTCATAAAAATAGCCATTAATCCATGCTAAACCTTGTTTTATTCTTATCTGCATATTATTATCTACAGCAACTACTTGTAATTGATTTGCTGGATTAGGGAATACACCATTTGCTATAAAAGTACTAAAATATCTAGCAAAATCTTCAGCTAAATAAGACCTATCTGGTATACCATTTTGGTCTATAACCGCATTAAAAAAACTACTTTTTTCCATATCATTACCTCTCTTTCTTTTGTTTTTTTACATAAAAAAAGAAGGTCTTATTACTATTACAACATTGCCTTCTTTTAAAAACTTTTATTTAATTAGTTGCTTAATCTTTGTAATTATAGTAGGAATATTGTTACCGAAAGTAACATTAACCCCTAACCCTTTATCCTCGTAAGTTTCTTCTATTTCTGTTATTCTCACGTCTATTTTTATGCCCCATTTTTTATCTACTACAGTTACTATATCTCCTAAATCAAAATCAACTTTATATTTGTTATTACCTAATACGTTTATCTTACTATCAAAGGTTTGTATTTCCTTATATTCTTCTAATTTCTCTTTTCCTCTTTGTAATAACTGTGGCTCATATCTATCCCAAGGGATTTCAACTTCATAAGTTTCCTCATGTTCTCCAGTAACATTGCCTTCCTCGTCTCTATCTACTACTATTTTTTTCTTTTCTTCCTTATCGTTTAAATCTCTTGCATCTACATATAACTCAAATCTATCTAACCCTTTTGTATTTCCAATACTAGTTAACTTTCTATCTTTGCCTTCTCCAGCACCAGCAATTAAAGTTGTGTTCCTATAATTATTTAAACTATCTGTATATTCCTGTTCTAAAATATTTTCAAAATTTCTACTAAAAATACAAGGTGCTATAGTTCCATTATTTATGGTTCTATCAACACCTTTATATACATTAAATAATATTTTTCTATTTCTTATATCTAGTAAATTTCTATACCCTAGATTATTTGTATTACTTATATTTTCTAGACACTCTATTATATTTCCAAAGGAATTTTGATATTTAATCTCTTCATTAAATCCTTTTAAACTTCCAAGAGTTAAATTTGGGATTTTTCTATTTATATTAGTTGGATTAATAGCATTTTGTAGGACTAGATTTCTCATTAACACTTCTGCTTTTCCATCAAAATTAACTCTATCCCAACTGATGCGCCTATCTAAATAATTAGTTAAAAATTTGCCTTTAACTTCTAAATATTCTTGTCCATCTTCTCCTATTTCTAATTGCCTTGTTTCTATATAACCTGCTTCTATATCATCCTTTTTATAAATAATATTTTCTCTTTTTAATAATTCTAAGGTATCAAAATTTAAAGTACAATGTAACTCAAATTCTCCTGTTTTACTATACCTTCTGATCCATCTTAGAGATGTAAATGTATCTAATATACCTTTTAATTCTAAATCTCTATTAAATATATAAAGCTCCAATAATACTCACCTCTTTTATTCTCTTGTTTTATTAAAAATATTGTTATGAGCATTAATTAAATTTTCT